TTTAAGGGACTCTATTATGTGGGAAAGGGTATTGGTCCAAAAAGATACAATAGTGCGTTATAAAGTCTCTAAAGTGCCTTTAACGAGGTTTCAAGAGAGAATTGCCTATAAGTTAAAACGAGATACCTTACGAATGATTGAAAAAGTAGAGGTTGTTAAGTGGAAAACCGAACGTAATAAGAAAACAAAAGCTAATCTTTGGCTTTTCATTATAGGTTTCGGTGCTGGTTTCCTTACAAATTGGCTACTTAAGTTTTCTAAAAACGTTTTATGAGTAAATTTAGACCTAGAATAACACGCGAAGAATTTGAAATAGTAGCACAATTTAGAGCCATAAAAAACAAATCTAACGAACTAGGACTAGATGAAAAAGACGTGAAGCACGGGTGGTTAAAAACAAACGATGCTAGTTTATTCTTTAAAAATCCGTCTTTTGGCAGCAATTTTGACATTAAAAATATAGACTTTAAAGAGTTAATTAAAGATGCGCCGAAACTAGAAATAGAAAAGCGACAACCTAAAACCTTTAAGGGCCTATTTGACAAGCTAGTTTTTACCGACGTGCATATAGGAATGGATGCCAGCGACAAAGGGCGTAGTATGTACGATTCCGAATGGAATGAAACAATACTATTCGAACGCCTTAAGCAAATGGTAAGTTACACGCTAGCAAAACAGAACAGCGAAACGCTTTATATTCTAGATTTAGGCGACTATTTAGACGGGTTTAATGCGCAAACGACTAGAGGCGGCCACGCGTTACCCCAAAACATGAGCAATCAAAAAGCTTTTGACGTTGGGTTTATGTTTAAAGTACAATTAATTCAAAGCCTTGCACCTTATTATAAGGCTATCAAAATACGAAACATTTGCAACGACAACCATAGCGGCGACTTTGCGTACTTTGTAAACCAGTCTTTCAAACACTATATAGAACGCGAACTAAAAAACGTTCAAGTAACCAACCAAACGACCTTTATAGACTACGAACTAGTAGGTAATTATTGTTTTATTACAACACACGGAAAAGACACCCACAATTTAAAGCATGGTTTCAAACCAAAGATTGATCCCAACCAAATAAACAAAATACTAGGCTACCTAAACACGAAGCAACTAGTAAACAAAGGCCTAGATATTACCTTTGAAAAAGGCGACTCGCACCTATACTTATTTGATAGCTCAAGTTCGGACGTTTTCAAATACTATAATTACCCCGCTTTTAGCCCCTCTAGCAACTGGGTAGCTACAAACTTTCAACTAGGAAAGTCTGGCTTTGTACATTTTAACTACGACGAACACCGAAAAAGCATAAACGAATACTTTTTTACGTAACTTTACACGTTTCATAATTGTTCTAGGCCACCTTTCGGGGTGGCTTTTTTGTTTTCCTAAAAATTTTCTAAAAATATTTTGCGTCTGTAACCCACGTAAATACTAGCATTTAAAAAATAATGTTAAAAAAATGCAACTTTTTTTTGTTAATAACGATTAAGTGTATATATTTGCATATACAAAAACGCTAACAACATGACAACACAACAAATTATTCAAGAAGAAGCCCGCCTCTGGAACGCTTACGAAGCTACACGCGACGCACTAGGTTACGACCATGCCGACACCCGCCTAGCTTTTGCCCTTTACAACGAAATGTTAAAACACTTAATAGCAGCAATATGAAAAACTTAATTAACGAATACCGCGCATTTAACAAAGACGAAAAAGATTTAGCGCATAGCATCCTAGTAGGAATAGTTTTGTTTATTGGTTTCTTTTGGTTGGTAAGTACAAACACCCCACCACGTTTAGACCACGCGACAACAGATCCGCAAACGTACAAGCAAAACACGTACGAATTAAAGACAAGTTATAACAAGTACATGAACCACGTATACAATGACAAATTCAAATAACATGATAGCACCAGAAATTAAAGACTTTGAAGTTTACAAGGCACACGGCAAAAACTTTGTTTACTTAATGGTTACCCTATGGGATGAGGGCGACACAAAAACGAACGGAGAAATCCTAGCCGAATACGAAATAGAAATTTACGACGCTTACGCAAATTATAAAATAACTAAAAAAACATACCATGAAACACTTACTATTAAACAAACCCGCCAATGTGACGAACGCTTTATTAAGCTTTACGAAGACAACTACTTCGAAGACGAGTATGTCACCGAATACAACGACGAATACCATTTCTCCACTGACTGGCCCATTTAACCGCTACCAAATAAACCGATTTTGGACTAACTTTAACGAAAGCTTATACAACAGAATTTGTGAAATTAAAATGCAAGAAATATGAAATACCTACTAACTTACTACGTCGGAACTAAAGCGGTTCAAAGCTGGCGTTTCTACTCTAAAGCAATGGCCTACGCTGCAAAGTCCGAACTACTATTTACGGAGAATTACAACCTTGGGAAATTTAAAATAACGGAAATATGAAACACGTTGTATCTAAAAAGCGGTTAAAGGCTGGTGAACAGCTACAAGTTGCTATGCACTATGAGTATTTTACTATGCAAAATTTAATAGAACGCTACGGAACTACACCCGAAGAAATTTTTAAGCTAAAAATCGAAAGCGAAGAAACGTACATAGACCTTTATTTTAATTATGGTTACGCAATTAGCAGTATTAAAACCGCTTTTATAGACGACCCAGACATATGTACGCAATACCGATGCCGAGTAACACTAGATAAAATAACGGAAATATGAAAAACAAAATAGCACTTATTCACGAACTTATAGCGGCTTACGACTTAACAAACAAGTGTAGAGATCGCGGATTGATTTACAAACGTGCCTACCTATACCATGAACTTAGAACTAGCGGCTTTAGCCTTTCCCAAATTGGCGAAATATTTGGTAAGCACCACGCTACTATAATTCACGGTCTTAAAACGCATGAAAACCTAATGGGTTATAACGACGAAGACTACAAGTTCGAAACTATACAACTCAAACAACAACTAGAGGGTAGCGTATTGATATTTCCAGAAGAAAGCACAGCTAAAAAACGGGACTTAAAAACGGACATTATAGAGGCCCGAACTATTCGCGACTTCAAACGTATTCGACGACGTGTTAAGCTAGGTGTTTACGAAAAACTTTTAGCGGAAAGCAACCTTTTAGAAAAATAAACGTTATATTTGTACATGAGTTGGTCCGACACCATAAACTCAAAGGAATTATTGAAGCCTTATAATGAAGCGAAAGTCGGACCTCGCGGATTTATGGGGCTTTTTTATTGCCTAAAAATTAAACAATGAGCAAAGAACTACCATTCTTTAAATTTAACGCGACCGAATGGATCACGGGAAATATAAGCTACGAAAGTTTTGAGTTGCAAGGCGCTTTTATAAGTGTATGCGCTGAATACTGGAATAGAAATAATTGCCTAACCATAGAGGAAGCAAAGCTGCGCTTAAGAAATTCAGAATTAATTGAAAAATTGATTGAAAAAAATTATTTAAAGACGAAAAAAACTTTTTTAGTAATTTCTTTTTTAGATTTAGAGCGTAAAGAAATAACCGCTAAACGTTTGAAACTCAGCGAGTCGGGTCGTAAGGGTGGCTTAAGCAAGGCTAAAGCGACGCTAAAGCCAGGCTCTAGCATTAAAGAAGTAGATAAAGATAAAGAAATAGATAGTATTAAAGAGCGCAAACAAACGTTTGCTTCTAGTCTAGTTCCTTTTGTAGAATTGTACGGAAAAGAAATGGTAAGACAGTTTTACGAGTATTGGACAGAACACGGACCTAAAGACAAAAAGATGCGCTTTGAAAAGCAAACTAGCTTTAATTTAGAACTACGAATAAAGCGCTGGAATCAAAAACAAGTAGACGCAAGCAAACCTATATACAAACAACCAGCACCAATTTGGGAATAAATGTACACTAGACTACAAAACTTAAATTCGGAAATGTTCGAAATACGCCTACAAAAAGACGTAAAAGGAAAAGGCGTAGGTTGGGACTGGGATATGTTACCCTTTACAATTAAAGAAGGTTGTACGACTTACATAGGTTCAGCACCCGCAAGCGGTAAAACAGAACTTTGGTTTGAATTTCTTATAAACCTTTCGTGTTTACATGGTTGGCGACACGTAGTATTTAGCCCAGAAACTGGCAGCGCTGCCGAAATATACGCCGAACTTTGCTATAAATACATAGGTAAGCCATACGTGCAAGGCCAGAACGCAATGACAAACGGCGAACAAATAAGCGCCGAAATGTTTGTAAACGAGCATTTCATCGTAATTGATCCAATAGACGAAGACCTAACCATAACCAAATTTTACGACCTAGTAGACGAAATCGAACGCAAAGAGGGAATTAAAATACACACCACTACAATAGACCCATGGAACGAACTAAGCGAAGAATACCAACAAAGCGACCTAGGACGCGAAGACAAGTATTTAAGTAGGATATTAGGACAAGTTCGTAAAAACGCACGTAAAACGGGCCGACACAACTGCGTTATAAA